GATGCTAAAAGAAATAAGTTTAAAGCAGAAATAATGCTTAACAGAAAAAACATATCTTTAGGTAGATTTGATACTGAGTTAGAAGCTAGAAACGCTTATTTAGAAGCTAAATTAAAGTACCATAAGATATGAATGAAGACGACATTGAATTTTCAGAAAAGTACGATCCATTATTTGAACTATTAGAAGACTCCCCCGCATACAAGGATATAGATATTGTCCTTATTAGCGGGGGTCGATAATGCGATTCAGGAAAAACGTTTGCGGGGGGGTGCTTCATAGGCATAGCCGCCGCTGATTACGATCATAGAGTTCTTTACACTCGTTACACAATGTCAAGTACTAATAATTCCATTACTCGTGCTTTAGACAATAGGTTACAATTATTAGATATAGCAGATTGCTTTACATTTGCAAGTAATGATTATACATCGAAAGACGGTAAAGGACTTATTTCTGTTACCGGGCAAAAAACAAGCTCAGGAGACCAAACGGCAAAGCTAAAATCAATTGAAGATTATTCGATATTCGTAACGGAAGAAGGGGAAGAGCTTACAAATTATGATGATTGGGAAAAGATAAAACGATCTATTAGGGCTAATGATGTTCGTTGTTTGTCGATAATAATTTTTAATCCACCTACCAAAGCACACATGCTTTATAAAGAATTCTATGTTAATGTTCCTGCTGGATTCAATGGGATTATAGGTAATAAAATGTACATTCATACCACGTACTTAGACAACGGTAAGAACAACATGGCGGCTCATAACTGGAATGAGTATGAAAGATTGAGGTTAGTTTACGAAGGCTACGAAAAATTATCTAAAGAGCAACAATTACTGTGTGACGAAAAAGTAATTAAAGAAGCGCGAAACTATAAAAATACTATTCTTGGAGGGTTCAGAGATGTTGCCGAAGGAGTTATATTTAATTATAAAATAGGGAAATTCGATAATACTTTGCCTTTTGTAATTGGTGGAGATGCAGGGTTTACACATCCATGCACATTAACAAAAGTTGCTATTGATAAAAAGAATAAGAAGCTTTATGTAGATGAATTGTATTATCAAAGAGGCGCTAATACTTCACAAGTTTACCAAACTACCCATAAAGAAATTGGAACTTCTTTAATCGTAATGGATAGCGCAGCGCCATTGTTTATTAGTGACCTTCAAAAATTAGGATTAAAAATAATTCCGGCTGTTAAACCAAAAATAGTAGACAGCATCATCAGGATGCAAGATTATGAAATTATAGTAACGTCACGATCTGAAAATGTGATTGAAGAATTTGACAATTATGCGTGGGTAAAAGGTAGCAAAGAAATTCCTATAGATAATTACAATCACTCAATCGATGGTATTCGTTACGCTTTACAGTTCCTAACTCAACAATCATCATCAATTTATTAGCATGAATCTTAAAGAATTCTTATCAGGTGTAAACCCTCCGGAAATATTAAAAGGAAGCCCACGATTACGCACAATTATCAAAACGTGGCTATTTTTTAGAAAACCATTACAAGCGGGTAATTTTGTTATGCTCGAAACGCTTACGCAACGAAAAGACTTGCTTACTATTTGTCAAATTGTAATCGGTGGCAACTCAGATAAGTACACTATTTTTGACTCAGGATATGTAATGTCAACTTATTATAAAAAAACCGAACCAACTAAACAAAAGTTTGAGTATATTTACAACGGGGGAATACTTACTTTAAAGCCTCCTGTTATTTCAAAAGAGCCTGATTGGAATAAACCACTCAGAGAACAATTTACAGCCGACTACGGGCAATTAATGGAACTTGTATATCTTTTATGCGGTGGCGATATGCTGAAAGAACCAATAGTTTCAAAGATGCACTACGAAGATTTTTTAACCAAAGGGCAGTATCTCCTTAGAAAACGCAATATAGAATCATGAGCGCAAAACCAATTTTAATAGTGAGGCTGTCTAAAAGTTATCCAGTCGAAAACGTAGAAAAAATAACAAAAACATTCAGAAAGAATAACAAAGACTACAATGTTATTGTTTTATATGATGGTTTTAACGAAACTACTTTCGAGGTTTTGAATGGTGATTTCAGTAATAAAAAAGCGATATGATAATACTTTCAAACATTTACGCATTCTTAAACGGATACTTTGAAGCCGAGCCGCTTATAAATACGGTATCAAATGTTAAGTATGACAAAATAGGAAGCTTCAAGGAGACTATTTACCCATTGGTAAACATTGAATTACTTACTATACCAACCGATTTAGACACAAATACATTAACTTTTACATTTGGACTTACGGCTGTTTCAGAAAGAGATTTTGATAAGGCAGTAAAGAATACTAAGCTTATCGGTAAGGACAATAAAATAGACAATCTTAATACAATGCATTATGTATTACAAAAGTTTATCACAAAAGTATCACGTTCGAATAATGCGCAAAATATCAGTATCGAAGACCCTACACCTATGCAACCTATTGAAGATGGTTTTTCTACAGGATTAGACGGATTTACATTCGAAGTTACAATCTCAATACCTAACACAATCCCTATTTGCTAAATGGAATTATTGCCAATAGAGCGCACAATTATTGACGCACCAAACAAACTTATATTAGCAGGGAGTTCTTTTAATGTGGAGCTTCCTGTGACTTCTCAGATAGATGTACAACTTCATGTTTGGGTTTGGACGGGTGCGCAAGACCGTGCGCTTGGTCCAGCTACTTTTATGTTGCCAAAAGCGAAAGTAAGTTCAACAGATGCGTACATAAACATTGAAATAAACGAGCAAATTATATCGTATATCGAGGCAAGCCGATTATCATACACCTACATAAGTGACAATACAAAGCCCGACAACTCAGATTTAGCAGTTTTTGTTCAATGGAAATGGGTATTTAATGATAATACAGGCGGTATTTCTCCGACTTATATTGCTACACGTGGCTATAGATGGGATTACGAGCGTAATTCTTTTGGTATTGCGAACGGTGATAAGCCATACGGAGCGCACGGACAACTACCAACAAGCCCGCCTGCAAAGAAATATAGCCCTGCTATATCGTATTACGAAAGGAATTTCGTTTACGGTCAAGCTACCAATGTAGCAACAACGCGAAATATAATCGTAGCAACTCCAATAGTTCCGACTAATTTAGATGCGTGCCAAAGGGAATTGTATTTGATTGTTTACTTGAATAAGTTAGGATTATGGGAACAGTACACACCATACGGGAAGGTAAGTTCACCTAATGCGGTTAGTTCAGAAAAACACAATCTATCGCATAGACGACCGAGACAAATATTTAATGATGTTACTTTTTCAAGAAGAAAAGAAATATCTGAAATATTAAAATCGTATCAAATAAATACCGATTACATTGACGAGTCGGTTAATGATGTGATTGAAGAAATAATTTATAGTCCTGCTATTTACCTGGTGAAATTCTTAGGCGATTATCAAGAAGCGATTACACCCATCACTATTGACAGCACACTAGTAACAATTGACAATACAAATATCACAATCGATTCTCAAGGCGGTGACCCAACGAAATACAAAACGTTCCAACAAATACCGGTTATTTGTACTACTGAAAACTTCGAGCCTAAAACAGGATTGAACGATAGAAACAAAATAGAATATACACTTTCTTTTGAGGAAACAACGAGTAAAATAATATAGGCATGGCGACAAATACCGTAAACTTTAAGGTAAATAAAAAAATAATCCTGTTAGCTAGATTGTGTATTAAGTTATTAATTGTATTAGATATTCTGACGCTTGGATTGATACACGATAGGTTATTGTTTCAAGGAGAAAAGATAGTAAAATTAATTATGTCATCTAGGCATTTGATAAAACAAGTATGATAGAGGCTTACGTATCAACTTATAGTGATGGAGTTTTTAACATTCTGGACTTGAGTACAGAAGCAAAAGCCATCATAATGAAATATACCCAAAAGGATTTACAGGATATTTCAAAAGTGTTTGCGCCTTATTCCCTCGACTTCACGCTTCCTCCTTCCGATAACAACAAAAAGAATTTAGATTGGTTTGGATACAATGATGCTTCAATAACTCATTCGTCAAAAGATTTTAAATTCCCAATTAAGATTTACGTTAACTCGATATTACATTTACAAGGCTTTTTAAAATGCAAAGGACTTACCAATAAAGGCGATTTCAATACTCAGTTTGCTACAGGCATGTTGTCTTTAAAAGATCGAATAGGCGACGACCTTATAAGTAATTTGCCATTTGACCAGATTGTTTCATGGAAAGGTACAGACTTAAAAAACTACATGACTGCAATACAAAGTTCAACTATTGACGGTCTAGGTGTAAAGTTCTTTGTTCCGTTTTCTTCTAATAATCGAGCGTGGTTTTATGACAATACAAAGCCTACAAATACATTAGGAAACATCGCTTTTGTTGATGCTGTTTACAATAAAGAAACCGCAATAAGCACTTTAGAAGCTAGCCCGGCATTATCCTACTTGACTATTCTAAATGCTATTATAAAGTTTTACGGGTTAGATGTATTTTTGTCGCCTGCTATTACTCCCGCTTTGAATGATTTGTATTTGTCTTGTACGGGTGTTAAGTCTGCTACAACTGAATATCAAATACTAAAGATTACTAATGCTTATACAGCTAATGTCAGTGAAATAAATGTACTTAATTATTTTCCGCATACATACCAAACAAGCGGGGGTACTTTGTCAAATCCATTTTTAAGAATAGATCAAAGGGACGTATCTGTTTCATTAGGGAGAAGAAGTGTTAATAAATACGTATCTATTAAGATAAAGCTAAACGGAGTTATTACTAGTTCTAGTAATAGCGTATCATTTAGATTAAGACGTCCTAGTGACTCATTTGTAATAAGTGATATTAGCACTGTAAAAGCAAGTGGTGGAGTTATTGAATGTGAGTTAAAAATACTAGATGGTACATTCAGTGCTAAAGGTGAAAACATAGTAGTAGGGTGGAAGTCTTTGTATTATAATTTGGAAATAAAGTCAAACGAAAACATATCATGGGCTACATGTGATAAAACAGTTACTTATGAAGCCACGCCGGTTCCATTTTTTCCTAGTGTAATTACTTGGAACTCATTAGCAAATAACAACTTTGCAGGTGTTTCATTAGCGTTTTCGACATTAAGTTTATTCAAGTCATTGCCATCGATGAAAGTTGCGGACTTCTTGAGTAACTTTTTCAAACTGTTTAATATTGCGATCTATGACAACGACCCGTTAAATGATAAGTTGCAATGGTTAACACCTGCCGATATAAATACAATCGATAAAGAGTATTCAAAAAGAGAGCGTGACTATACAGAATTTGTAATCGAGAAAAAGCCATCTAAATCAAAAGAAGACGACTATGATTCTTATACTTTTAAACACGCAACCTCGAAACTTGTCGCTAATACTCAATTTGTCGATGCTTACGGTGTTGGCTTTGGTGACTTGTATTATCCTACATTAGCTGAAAGGGTGATCAATAAGCCGAAAAAAGAATTAAAAGTTGAAACAACATTAACGATTACAGGAAACGTAAGTGTACCGGGACTGCCTAACGCATTTACATTCTATGGTTTTGATTCGTCATTCAACCCTGTTGATGAAGCGATCATTTTCTTTGTAGGCAAGACAGGTTCTAACACAACCTTACAAGCAATCGACCCCGTAGCAATTCAAAACATATTGGCAGACGGAACAAAACAATCTTTAAGATTAGATTACTACATTCCCGTTAATGTCGATAGAATCTATAACAATGTTTATCAGGAGTCTTTAACTTGGGGCGGTACAACATTATCAAATAAATCACTATTCAAATTAGGATACGAAACATTTGTACAGCGTTTGTTGGATTACAAAGCATTGGAACATAAGTTTAAATTGCAATTACCTTTATCGGAATTGTATTTGACAAAACAATTTCAACAAGTAACGCCTTATGGATGGAGATTGCAAAATGATATTATCATTGAGGAAAATCGTTATTCAATAATTGATTCAGAAATAAATATCGAAAACGGATTAACTAACCTAACTTTGTATAATTACACGGCTCAAAATAATGGCTTAGTTATTCCTCCGACAAAACAATATAAAATCAATCAGTACAAAAACAATCAATACAGATAGTCATGGCATTACCAGAGATAGCAAACCCAACGATAGCGCAACTACACGACATTGTAAATGAAAACATAGCCAATGATGTAGTTGGAGGAATTGACCCTACAGACGATAGGGCGGTAAGAAATTCTATTATAAACTTCCTTGCAAACCTTACGGGTCCCGCATTGAAATATAAGGTAGTTACATTGACTACGTTTTTAAAGGATAATTTCTATACAGTTCCTACTACGATAACAGACGGTACAACAATACTGTATGCAAGTTACATGCTCGTTTGTAAAGTAGCTAATAACGGTTGGGCAGTAGGTGATACAATTACTGCATCGGCTCCCGATGCTTCTACTAGTGGAATGGCAGTTAAATTTAATTCGACTATTACTAGTGTAGATGTGTTGATAAGCAATAATCTTCAATCATTAAAGAAAACAGGATTGTTCTCTGATAATTTCGAGGTAGTCCCTGCTCAATGGAGCATTAAAATAACGATTTTGTATGTATAACATAGCCGATTTAACACGGATAAAAGACAGGATTGTCGATATATCAAAGGCAACGTCTCGTTTGGAGTTTGGAAGTCTTAGAAAATCGATACGTGGTTATGTTTTTCCGTTAAAAGGGATTGAATTTCACGAGCTCAGCTATGGAGGTTCTCGCGGAAAAGGTCGCCCCGTCGGATATAAAGGCAAATATAGAGGCACAGCAGTGCGTGAAACATACGGAATGAACTCACTTTTAGAAGAAAACGTCCGTAAATTGGTCAATACTAACCCTGAGATTAAGTGGAAAATCATAAGAGAAGATCCTAGAAGCGGTAAACAATGGGTTATTAGTTATGATGGGAACGGAAAACAACCTGACGAATCCGCAACAAGAGCTAGAGACTTGACGAGATTACAGAAAAAAACAAACAAAGAACTATCCCCACAAAGACGAAATACATTACAAGACTTAATAGCTCAAAAAAGACGTAGAGATGAAAAAAAACGAGAAGCTGACGAACAGGGAAGTAATGCGACAAGTCAATGATGTTCTTATTGATTGGGCGGATGACGTTGTAAAATTTACTAAACCAACTACAAGAGTTGATACACAGAATTTAAAGGATAGTCAAATTTACGTACCATCGAGACCAACGGCAACTAAAGTAAGTATTGTTTTTTCAGAAGCTTATTACGGTCAATATTTAGGTCATGGCGAAACGATTAGAAAAGAATACGCTCCTAATTCATTACTAGAAAAAAATATCTATGAGAAACGTTTTGAGTTGTACGATTCGATTGAAGAAACTGTTTTAGTAAATATCCAAACACAATTAAGCAAAGACCTTAAAGAGATTTTTAAAAATGGCAAAAAAAAGTAAAGAGACTATTGACTATAATGTTAATATAAACACCGACACAAAAGACCTCGATAAATTAAATTCATCCTTATCAAAAACAGACAAGGCAGTTGATGACGTTGAGCAGTCTGTAAGTAAATTGGATAATGCTACTAAATCTCTTAAAGTTCAATTAAAAGAGGCGGTATTAGAGCAACAAAAACTATCTTCTGCTTTTGGGTCAACTTCAAAAGAAGCGATTGAAGCCGCTAAAAATGTAGCTAAGGTAAAAGATGAAATAGATTTTCAAAAGGATTTAGTAAAGTCTTATAATCCTGATGAGAAATTCAGAAACTTAAGCCAAACAGCGGGGCTTGCTGCTCTTGCGCTGGGAGGTGTTAAGGATGGTTTTACTGCTTTAGGTATTGAGAGTAAAATACTAGATCAAATAATAGGTAGCGCACAGGCTATCTTAGGGGTCACTAGTGCTGTTGGGGGTCTATCAGACGCATACGAAGTATTGACAGCTTCCCAAAAAGCTAAGAGCGCAGCAAATCTAGCAGAGGCAGCAACAGCAGAAACGGCAGCAGTAGCAGAAACAGAAGCCGCAGCAGCTACTTGGTCATGGAATGCAGCTTTATTAGCAAATCCAATTGTTGCGGTAACGGCGGGAATAGTTGCGGCAGGTTTTGCAATATACGCTTATGTAAAGATTGTAAGCGATGCAGCTACTAAAGAAGAAAAAGCAAAGGTAGCTAGTATGCAATTATCCGTTGCTATTGACCAACAGGCGAAAGCTTTTGAGAATAACAACAAATTCATACAGGCTAATAATAACCACAAGATTGCTTTGCTTCGTGCTTCTGGAGCAAGTGAAGCTCAAATTTACGCAGAAACTAAAGCGTTAGGCGATCAAGAATTACAATTAGCTAAGAATTTTAGAGCTGAAGCGTTACGACTAGAACAAAAAGCATACGAAGCCAATAGAGATAATCCTACTGAGTTTACCGCAAAAGCATTAGCGGATGCAAAAGCCAATATAGTAAAGTCAGAAGCGGCAGTTTCAGAAGGATACGATAATCTTATTAAGCTACAACAAGACCATCAAGTTGCTTTAGTACAAGCGCAAACAGATGCTAGAAAAAAAGCAGAAGACGAAGCCGATAGATTAGCAGAAGAACGTAGAAAAAAGCGTGAGGAAAAACGTAAACAGGACATTCAAAACGCAAAAGACCTAGCTAAATCAGAAGCTCAAGCGGATTTTGATACTAAAAAAGAACTACAAGATAGTCAGGATGCTACAAATAAAGAGCGTGAGGACTTAGAGAGAGAGGAATCAGCTCGAAAAGTAGAGGAAATGAAAGCCTTTGCGGATAGGGAATTAGAGATTGAGCAATACAAAGCCGACCAAAAACAAGCTATTCAAGACGGACAGATAAACGTAGCTGATAAGTTTGTCGGTTTTTTGACAGCTATTGCAGGTAAAAACAAGGCATTGCAAAAAGTAGCTATTATTGCTGAGAGTGCTTTAGGTATTGGAAAAACCGTAATAAATACTCAAACAGGTAACGCGGCTGCATTGGCTCAAGGAATTGTGCAGCTTGGCCCTATTGCTGGACCTCCTGCGGCTGCTCCTGCAATTGCTTTAAATACTGCTTCTGGTATATTAAGCGTTGCGACAAATGTGGCAGCAACGGCAAAAGCCCTGCAATCTGTCGGAGGTGGTTCCGCTCCGAGTTCAGCTAATATCACAAGTGGTAGCACTTCTAGTGGTGGAGGCTCTACTGCTCAAATAGGATTCCAAAATTCACCCGAAAATCAAATAGCGAAGTCGGTCGCAAAAGAAAACCAAGATATGAAGGTGACGGTATTGGCGAGTGATATTACGGATGTTCAAAATGATTTACAGACAAATGTGACTCAAAATAGTTTCTAAGTAAAAAGTATTTTGTATATTTACGGTCACGATGTAAATCACTAAAAATTAGAAATTATGAAGTAGCTATTAAATTCTGAATAAAAAATCCATTATATTAATTTGTAATGGATTTTTTTATTATATTTGTTTCAAATAAATACTATTGTTGTGATAACAAAAGATTTTAGAACTACATTAAGTCTTACTTGTTTAAATACGAGTGAGACTTTTTTGCATTTAAATCAATAATAAATATGAGCTTACCTTTATATGAAATAGTAATGTCAAAAGGAGCTTCTCTTAATAGGGTAAGCATGGTTAAGCATCCCGCAATTGAGAATACATCTATGTTTTTTTCAGAAGATATTGAGAGCATAAAGTTTGCAGCCGATCAAGAACAAAGATTGTTGTATGCTCCTGCAATGATACCTAATAAGATGATTTTTCGCAAGGACGTTTACGGAAGTCCTGCAAATACTTTTTATACCGCCGAAACTATCAAAATGCTTAACGAAAGTTATTTCAAAAAAGCAGGAAACAAAGAAACTAACATTGAGCATACCGATGAAGTATTAGACGGTGTTTTTTTGGTTGAATCTTGGATTGTTAAAGACAATAAAAATGACAAAGCAAATGCTTTAGGTTTTGACGTTCCTAATGATACATTAATGATGTGCCACAAGATTGAAAATGATGTCATTTGGGATCAAGTAAAAAAAGGAGACTTAACAGGTTTGTCCGTTGAAATGGAAGCTATTTATAAATTAACAGATAATCAAATCAATATGAATACAGAAGAAGAAAAAGGACTTATAGAAAGAATCGTTTCAGCTATTAAGCACGCGATCACTCCAGCTCCAAAGGAAGATGAAGCGGCAAAAACAGCGGATGAAATAGTAGATACAAATGCAGAAGCTGCAAAAGTTGATGAACCTGCTGTTGTTCCTGTTGTCGTAGATGGAGATTCAGAAGAATTGGCTGCATTGAAAGCTGAGAATGAAGATTTAAAAGCTAAACTCCAAGAAGCTACTGACAAAATAGCTCAGTATGAAATAGATACTAATAAAGGCGCTGAACAAAGTATGCTTTATAAGTCGGAGATTGCTGATTTGAAATCAAAAATCGCATTCGGTACAGAGGTTGAAATACCTAAAGTGCCAATAGTAAAAAAGAAACCAGAAGAAATGACAGCTTTGGAAAGAGCAAAAGCAATGTATGAGTAAGCCTAAAATAAAAATAGCACAAATCGTAGGTACTGAAGAATGTATTCCATGTAATCAAAGAAGACAGGAAGCGCAAAAAGCAACACCAACAGATGTAGCAGATATTTACAAAGGAAACGTTACTTGGGGTGATTTTGTGGAAATCTTAAGACGAAACAATATCGATCCGCTTACATACGATAGAAACTTGACCGAAGATTCATTAAGATGGGTAAACGAACAATTAACTAAATAAAAATATTATGGCAGAAAATCAAGAAGTAATCGAAGAAGTAAAAATCGATACAAAAAATCCATTTACACCGGGATTATCCTACGTTGAATGGTTGAAAGAAAACAAATTAAAAACACATGAAGATGTTGTAAAATTTGTAGACAAATTAGATTTGTCAAAAGAAGAAAAAGAGTTTGTAAAAAAAGACATTAAACACATAATCTAAAAAGATATGGCATTAGTTTATAATCCAATGACGCTAACCCCAGAGGTAGCCTTTCCTATAGTACAGGAAATTATGTTTGTGAATAAAACATTAAAAAATTCACTTGTAAATTATGCGGGTGGTGTAAAAGCTCAAACCGTATTTACTGAAACAGGAGTGACTGTAGTTGGTCAAAAGTACACAGGTTTAGCGTTAACCGCTTCCGGTTCTTTAAATGTAAAAGATAGAGTTTCTACTCCTGCAAAAGTTGAATACAAAGACACTTTCTTAATGGAGGCTTTGAGAGGGTCAAGATTTGGTCAAACAATGCCTGACGGTGCATGGAATACTGATTCAACTGATTTCAACAAAGCCGTTTTGTCTTTATATGGCCCAAAAGTTTCCGCTGATGCTCAATTGAAATTTTGGTCTGCAATCACAGCAGCTCAAAAAACCGCTATTGCCGCATTAACTCCGGGAGCAGGACAGGGGTCTATTACTGCGGGTTTGCAAACTAGAGTTGCTGCATTAACTGCTGACCCTGCTGATGTAAAAGGTGTTTTTGCTTCTGTTATTTTGGATGGGGCAGTATTAGGAGCTTATATTAAAGTTGCAGGAACAACTGTTACTGCTGCTAATATTGCTGCTGAATGTGCTAAAATCTACGCGGCTGTATTGCCACAAGTAAAAGAAGGTGACGAGAAACCAGTAATCTATGCGCCTTATTCTTGGAGAGATTTCATTGAAAATGCTAACAATTCAGTGGGAGCAGCTTCAAATAAAAACTTTGTAATCAATCGTGATGCTAAAGGGTTTGCAGAATCAGCTTCTTACAATGGTTTGGAAATTCAATTCGTGCCTATTACATTAGCAGACGTAGCTTATTGTCACCGTCCTAGCTGCATCAATTGGGTTGACGACGCTAGTTCTGATGTAACTAAAGTTGAAATTGCAAAATTGAAAGCTGATAGTGATGAAATGTTTATTAGAGCAATCTATACATTAGATGCTACTGTAATGAATCAGTACGAAGGTGTACTTTACGGAGCTTAATATTAATATAGGGAGTGTAAAAACTCCCTATTAATACAATAAAATATGGCACAAACATGTTTTACACCTGCTTCGGGCAGTAGTGTTAATTGCGAGTCAGCAATAAGTGGGTTACAGGCAATTTCCGTAGGTAGGTTTGATTCAGCTAATAAAATAGTAAAAACAATCACAGGAGTAGCTACAATAGCTACGCAATTCCCTGCCGATAGTTTAGGTCGTTTAGAAATAAAAGACGTAGCTAATATCTTGACCGAGACAGCCACAAGTACATCTGGAGGCGGCATGGTTACGATTGCAGGTTCTTTGGTTGTAGTTGTGAAAGTTGGTAAAGATGGGGAATTAAAGAACGCTCAGGAGGTAAGAAATTATTTAAGAGGGCAATTAGTTATTTTCTTGGAATCAAGAAGTGGAGTAATTTCCACTTTAGGAAGTCAAGTAGGGGCTGAATGTTTAAACGTTGTTTATACTTCAGGGGACGGAGTTGGAAACAAGATGTACACGGTTACTTTTTCAAGTACTGAATATGATTTCTCAGACGAGTATTTACTTTCATCCGCTGCATTAACAGAGTATCAAGCTGCAATAGTTGCTATTACTTAGGATAATAAATGATTACTAACAAAAAGCCTTTGCGATTTATTTGGCAAAGGCTTTTTTAATAAAATAAAAATGGTAGTAGTTTATTATAATACTCCTTGTTTGATATCGATTTTGCCACGTGTTTTTATTGAAGATACTGGACTATTAACGATGTTTTTGACCAACGAAAGCGATAATGTGACAACTGAATTTCCCGTTATTGTAGATTCATACGGTAGTATTTTAGTACTCGATGCAACACAAATCGCAGCAGATACAAAAACTAGTCAAACTTTCAAATTAGAAATAAAGAATGGTGAAGATTTTGTATATTTGGGAAGACTAATAAATGTCGATCCTGATACAGATATTCAAAACTATTCTAAAGCAAGCCAAACAACCTCAATTTTTTCATAATGAGCGAAGAAACAAAACAAAACATTTTCGGATTCTCTAATATAACTCATTCAAAGTATTTGCCTATTGATGTTAAGCCTACTTTTTTAAAAAGATGGCTAGCTAATGGCAATTACAACGGACGTTTAAATTCTAATTTCAAAAGCTACAAAGATGCTTATGACGACAGCCCTACAAACGCTAGTTGTTGTGATTCATTCGTTCAATACACTAATGGGGAAGGATTGTATGATAAAAACAATATTATTGATATTGAACTATATTTAAATGCTGAGGAATCTGAAAAAATTATTTTAGACTACGAGATCAACGGAGGTTGCTGCATGCAGGTTATTTGGAGTGATGCTGAAAAAGTAATGAAAGGTAAACATCTTCCTATTGATAAAGTAGTTTTAAACGTAACAGATAAATTAGAAGTAGATGGATATTGGTATTGTTTTGATTTTAGTCAGCAACAACGATATGTTCCAATAATGTACGCACCATTTACAGGGGAATTTAAAGGCAATCAGATTGAGATTTTGTATTACAGACGACCAACAAGCGAACCTTTCTTCCCTTTGCCTGACTGGATTTCTGCGCTACCATATTGCGAAGCTGAAGGGGCGATGGGAAACAGAGCAAAGAAATTCTTTGAGAACGGAGCTGATAATTTAACCGTTGTAAATATTTATGACCCGCAATTAGATGAATCGCAAAAGAAAATTAGAGCTGAGGAAATAAGAAGCAAAACGGTAGGTACTAATGTGACAAACAATGTTTTAGTTTCTTTTAATTCATCTTTAGATACAGCAACCACAATCGATAGAGTAGAGCCTCCGCAATTAAACGAAAACAGCGTGTTTTTTTCAGAAGAAGCCGAAAGAAAAATAATTGTAGCTCATAAGATGCCTGCTATTTTGGTAGTTTCTCAAAGCGGCAATTCATTTAGTTCGAACGCTGATGAAATTGCAATGGCAACAAAACAGCTTTTTCAGAAAAAGATACAGCCTGCAAGAACTA